ACGTTGTCGCGCAACGCGCCCGCGTACACCACCCACGGCAGGTCCGGCACCAGGTGCGACACCCACACGCGGTCGCGTCCCTCGCTGTCGGGCGAGATGACCGGGGTGCGCTGCAGCGCGCGGATGTTGCCGTCCGGCAGGAGCTCCACCGGCAAAGATGGTTGCAGAACCTGCGGCAATATACTTTCTCCAATAAGAAGTACTTCCAGCAGAAAACTCAGCATCAGATGCCTTGGAAAGACCTAAGTGCTTCTCAAGAATTGTTCCGGCATTTCCAGTAATAGTTCCTAAATCATCGATAACTACAACATGGACTTCATCAAATCTAGATCCTCTTGGTTCTGCAAATGCCGAAGTTCCGGGAGACTGTGCAACATTATTCCACTGAATATTAGAATTGGTCAGAGTAATGTATTGCTGACTAAACCAATCAATTTCTGATGTATAAGTTGTGCTTCCCAACGTAACCAGAGAAGCACCAGTTGTTACGATTCCGACAGTTCCAGATTCGGTAAAACAATAAGTTCCGTCTTGCTGATAATCAACAATTGTTTCTGTATTTCCGGAGGATACCTTACTTAAAATCTTAACAGCAATTGAACTGGCACCAACCTCAGTAATGATTCCTTTTAGATAAGAACCAGTTAAAGATATGGAAGTACCCGTTCCAACATCTGCTTTTCCGGTAAGAGATTGAGTTACACCATAACCAACTCTGGCAAGTGTAGTTACAATACCACTTAAAATTTGGTCTGCCTTCGAATCAATAATTGCTACTTTAATTCCGTTTGCCCAAGAACCAGGATTTCTTGCTGCTACAGTAACATTAGTAATGATATTTTCGTCATATCCCAATTCCTCATAATGATCTAAACTTTTAATTTTAACGCTACTTGCAGTCCCTACAAAGGCATTTTTGATGTCAGTGTCGTCTGCTCTGACTACCTGCAGTGAACCGCCATACGAAAGGTAGGATGAAGCAACCATCCAACTTTCATAGTGCTTATCTGTTGAATAAGGTTCGCCAAAATTATTCAGCAGATCATTTTCATTCTCTACTAAGGTTGGCGAATCTACAGGTCCCTTTGCGAAAGGTGCAACAATTGCCCCAATCTTATTGGAAGCTGGTTGGACTCTACCAGAGGTTAGATCAACTTCCCTTACTACGATTCCAGGAGATGCTAAATTTAGCGGCATCTTTATTCTCCGTATTATCCCGAATTATTCTAAAAGTATTTATAATTTCCTCGTCTTCAATATACTTATCTGTAATCCCAGTTATATGATCGATCCCCATATTCATCTACATTCCAAATTTCTTGTGTTTGTATTCCATTTTCCGATGTAGCAAACATCCATCGGTCTCCAGTTTCTTGTTCTACAAATACCTCCATATCTTCCAATCCATCTGAAATAAATCCAAACGGAGACATATCTTGGTCTATTTGATTCTTTTGCTCTTCATATATTCTTTTACGAATATCATTATTAGTCATCTCCTTAAAATACTCCTGAGCGACTAACCAGGCAAAAATTACAAGGCACATTACCAAATCATCATTACAACCTTCTTCCGCTTCAAATGAATTATGTCTTTGGGCAAATGTTGTAAGTTCACTAATAATATCATAGTCACTTACAAATAATTTATCATCCTCAATAAGTAATTTTAAGTTTGAACATCCCAATTTTTTAACTGCTGCAGTTGTTCTAACTCCAAGTTGAGACTTTTTACCACTAAATCCAGACCCAACTAATTGCCCTGCCCTACCTCTCATAGAGCACATTAAGATATTATCATATTCCAAATCGTAGTGAAGAATATTAGCAACCTGATCTCCAATATCATTTACTTCTATAAGTAACCAGGCATTATCATATCCTCTTGCCACCTCATTAATGATACTTGGAAATAGCATCGGTCTAATCTCATTATTTTTATATTTTGCCACAACTCTGTAAGGAAACTCTGTAATATCAAAAACAACAAATGCCGAATAATCATTACCCATTCCACGAGCAACATCAACCGTAATTAAATAACTGTGGTCTTCTATTGGATTTTCATAAACATCAAGACCTTTGCTTCTTTTTATTGGGTCGTCATAGACTAATATTTTAAGTTTGCTTGGATTAATTAAAGTTCCTACCGACCCCAGAAACTCACAAAGGTGCTCTGCCCTAAACTGTTCTTCACTAGTATTAGCAATTGTCTGTGCCTTCCATTCCTCATCTCTTCCAGGAACTTCCGACCAGTGAACCTCTGTGGCAACAAATGAGTTCTTACCACGCTCTGCATCGTGCCACATACGGTAGAAGTGATTCATACCTTTGGGTGTGGATACAACAATAACTTTGGTGGACTTACCAGATGAAATTGTGGGATATACTGATGCGAAGAAATCGTCGGCAATATGATTTGGAACAAACGCAAATTCGTCCAAGAAAATAATATTGAATGACATTCCTCGAACGGCAGAAGCAGAAGTTGATGCGGCAATAATTTTTGACCCATTTTCCAATTCTAATGAACCTTTATTCCAAGATACAATTCCTTGTTGCATCCATTTTGGAAGATTCTCATAAGATAATTGTAGTCTACTTAAGATTTCTCTTGATGTTGATGCCTTGTTTGCCAGAATACCCACATTTACGTTGTCATTAAAAACAATATAATGCAATAAGTATGATACTACCGTTGTTGTATTATGTGTGGGAATAAATGTTCTTCCACATAAAAACAGATGGTCATCACTATCTACTTGAATACACGCAACTGGGACACTATCGACCTTTTCTATTTTTTGTATATAATGTCTTTTATTTTGAGGTCTTCCCTTTCCACCAAAATTTATTAATTCAGACTTTCTTGGAAGATTGAAAATATTTTCCTTACTGGGAAAACGAACAGTATGATACCAACACTGATTTATTAACCTTCTACTTACTCTGGATTTTATACCTAAAGAAGATAGAAGTTCAACAACTTGAAGAATAAATTCATAATTCTTTTGGTAAAATTCAAATGATTGATTTTTTGTAATTGAACCGTCAGTATCCATCAATCCTCGCAATAATTCCATTCTTTGTTCTATGGATGTGCGAAGATATATTTGTGGAATGTGTTTATTCTTTAATAAATTATTTTCTTTTAATTTTTTTCTTAAATCCCTACACTTAAAACGAATACAATTATTATCTTCTCTTTCGTGTTCAATATCTAGTTTTGTTTTATAAAATTCATAATCATCTTTATGTGCTATTATTCTCCCGTCCGCAGAATATCCATCACCCAACCAAACACCAAGAAGATATGGATCTATAGGCAAATTTTGATTTTTCCCATTAATTGCTTTAGATAAGTCAATATAAAGTGACCCTTCTACACCTTTACCTCTTTTATTGTTAGTTTTCTTTAAGTATCTTGAATATATTTCATCAGTATTGATAACTTTTTTTCCAGTTCTCCAATAAGAACTATTTACTTCCCACAAATGATCTGCATCAGCGACAATTTCTTCTCCATTATCAAAAAATATTTTGTAGCACTGGTGATTAATCATAGTTTCTGTTTTGAATGTTACAGAAACTGAATTTCCATCAGGAGAAAGTATTTGATCCCCAACTTTAATATCCCCAATCGTAGTCCATCCTTCAGGTGTTGGTATTGGAGTATCTAATGCTAATGCCTTACCAACTTGGCGCGGCATCTTTGCTATGTTAAATCTGTTCTTATGAAAGTTGTTGACTAATCTTTCTTGGAAAGGCCACATATTAAACTTAACAAGACCATCATCAACATTAACAATCTTGATGTATTTCTTGGCAAAATAAACGGGATCTTCCTTACAAGTTAAGAACTCAATAACTTGGTCTTCGGTGAATTGTATTGGGGTATTTGCTCTCTTTAGATTTGGATTAGAGAGATAAGCATCACCTATTTTTAACTGAATGTCTTGGATATCCATAATTATCTACTCACCTCTTCCCAGTCCATAGAACCAACTACAGT